CGATCTACAGTTTGGCGTGAACCGGTCGGTGGCCGGTCGTATGTGGCGGGTGTCGATACGGCTGAGGGTTTGATGCACGGCGACTATTCGTGTATCCAAATGTTGGACGTTCGCAACGGTGAACAGGTCGCCGTGTGGCATGGGCACATCCCACCCGACGAGTTGGCCCATGAGGTTTTTCGTATGGCGTTGTGGTACAACAACGCTTTGACATGTGTGGAGTCGAACAATCACGGTTTGACAACCATCGTCCAGTTGCGCCATCTGGGGCATCCGAACCTGTTTCGGAAACGTACGCTGAATCGGGCAACCACGAAAGTGTCGATGGAGTTTGGTTGGAAGACGACCCGGACGACAAAACCGTTGCTGATTGACGACTTGGACATGGCGTTGCGGAACGACGAGTTGACGCTGTTTGACCGGCACACCATTGCCGAGTTGCGAACCTATGTGCGGAACGAACGCGGGTCGATGTCTGGCTCCCCGTTTGACGACCGTGTGATGGCGTTGGCGTTGGCGAACGAGATGCGCCAGTACGCTTTCATGCCCGAGTATGCGCCCGCTACAGACGACTATTGGACTGTTGACTGGTTTGCTCGGATGGTTAAACCGGACGAAAAACCGGATTTGCGTATCGGTTCCCACACGGTCCGTGGGACAGTGTGAACATACCTGTTAGAGACTCTATTGGAGGTATTTGCCTTGGCAGTACGAAACTTTGTGGCGTTCACAAGCGGCACAGAAACGATTGATGGCCCGAAGGGTCAGAACAACAGGATGGAACGTGGCGGTTCCGTGGTGTCCAACCCGATTTGGGAACCGGCAGCACCGCAATCTCCGAAGCAGCGGTTGACCAACCCGGAGTACGCCAACCAGACTGGTGGCTACGGGGAACTCAGCGTCCGCGAAACACCATTCAACCAGCATGGTGTTGTCGGCAAGGTTGAGCCTGTGAAGCCGCAGCCTGACCTGAAGGGCCACAACGCCGCACCGCACACCAAGCGTCCGTAACTGTGGCGGTTCTGCCACCTGATGCGACATTTGATGATTTCGTTTCATACACGGAATCTCTTAGGGGGCCTATGGGTTCGGAAGAACTCATCGACCTTTGGGAGTGGCGTCAGAAACTCGTAGGGGTCCGTTTCGACACGGGTCGCGCTTTCCGCGCCCAGTTGCCCCCAGACGAGCAGCATTTGACCCGTGAGCAGCGCGGTCGGAAGGTTGAGGCGGAAGCGAAGGCTGCTGGTCGCAACATTGAACGTCTACCCGATAAGGCGTACTTCTGATGGCTCGCAAAACTCGCGCCGAACAACTAACCGTTATCAACGAAAAGTTGGAATCGTCGGCGCGTTGGCGTGACGAAATGGGTTACGACAACCTGTGGCGCCGCATGGTCGATCTGTACCGGGGAAAGCATTGGCCTCGCACCACAGTCAGCCGAGAAGACCTGATCGCTGTCAACATTGCGTTCTCCACGGTGAACGTGATCGCCCCCGCAGTTTCGGTCAACCATCCGAAGATCGTGGTGGTGCCAAACAAGCCGGAGGACGAAGACCGGGCCGTTTTCGTTGAAGCAGTCGTAAACCATTTGTGGCGGCATCACGACTTCCGCACCCCGTTCCGTCGCGCCGTCAAAGACTTCCTCATTTTCGGACATGGCTGGTTGAAGGTCGGCTGGAAGTTTTTGGAACAGGAACGTCTACTCGGGGAACCCGAACGTGACGAAATGTTCGCAGAAGCAACCATCGAATCTGACGTGTTCGCAATGGAAAACCCTGAAATGGCCGGGGACCTACCCGACCGTGACCAGATGCTCGCCAGTGTCCCTACCACGGCGATGACCGTTGTTGAAGACCAACCGTTCGTTGAACGTGTATCCCCCTACGACATTTACATCGACCCTGAGGCGACCTGCATCGAAGATGCGAAATGGATCGCCCAACGGATTGTTGTGTCGTTGGAGGAAGCAAAAAAGGATCGGCGTTACAAGCCGTCAGCGCGGAAAAATCTGGAAGCCACATCGCTTCTCAACCCGATGTACGCCCCCACGGACCGTCAGGAAACAAACCAGTATTTGTCAGGGGTGATTGAACGCACCGTCATCTACGAATTTTACGATATTGCCAACAACACCCTGTCGGTTCTCGCAAAGGACACCGACGAGTTCCTAGTTGACCCGATGCCGATGCCTTACGCTTACGGGCAACCGTTCGTAATGTTACGAAACTATGACGTTCCTGACCATTTCTACCCGATGGGTGATCTGGAAGCCATTGAGTCGTTGCAGTTGGAGTTGGACAAAACCCGGTCCCAGTTGATGAACGCCCGCAAACGGTACGCCCGCAAATACTTGTACCACGAACGGTCATTCGGCCCTGAAGGCCGTGAAGCGTTGGAATCCGAAGACGACGGCAGGCTGGTGCCGGTCGTGGACGAAAACAAGCCGCTGTCGGAAGTTGTCGTTCCGATGCCGCAAATCCCCCTATCGCCCGAAATCTACAACCTGTCGTCCATTATCGAACAGGACATCAACACGGTGTCCGGCGTGTCAGAATACGCACGCGGTTCGATGCCGGAGATTCGCCGCACCGCAACCGAAGCGTCCATTATTGCTGACGCACAAAACGCGCGTGCCGCAGACAAACTTGCCATCATCGAAATCAGCATCGGGCACATTGCCCGTCGTGTAATCCAACTCATGCAACAGTACATGACAGGCGAACAGATGGCGCAAGTTTCTGCTGCCGGTGGAGAAACCCTGTTTGTCCCCTACGCGCGGGACGACATTGTAGGCGAATACGATTTCAGTGTGGAAGGCGGTTCCACGCAGCCGATGAACGAAACAATCCGCAAACAGCAGGCTGTGTCGTTGATGAACGCGGTAGCACCCTTGGTTGGTATAGTCATCGACCCGGCGGCTTTAGCCAAATATGTGCTACAGACTGGGTTCGGGGTCAAAAACCCGGAAAAGTTTATTATGCAACCCCAGCAGCAAACCCCTCAGGATGCCGAAGTGGCACAGGCTGAGGCGGGTGCTGCACCCATGCCGTTTGGGCAGGCTCCGATTCCAGAAGGGCCTGACATGGGGGCTTTCGCCCCAACCGGGGGTGTGCCACCAGAGTTGCTGGCGCAACTCAAAGGCCAGATGGGCATGGATTTGGCCCAACTTTAATGGGACAGCGGTAACTGTGTTATTAGGAGCAACCAGTAGGACTCCGAAGGAGAAAACAGAATAATGGCAGAGGATGTTACGGAATCCGTAGAAACGGACACCCCGGATTCTTCAGTTGAGGTTCAGCAGGAACCAACCGGTGAAGCCTACACCGTCAAGGTGGACGGTGAGGAACGGGAGGTCAGCCTGAATGAACTTCGGGATGGCTACCAGAGACAGTCGGATTACACCCGTAAGACGCAGGATTTGGCAGCCGAACGCAAACGGTTACAGCAGGCAGAAGCGATTGTGGCAGCGTTGGAGTCAGATCCGGCGGGGACACTGAACGCTTTGGGTGACGCTTTCGGCGTACAAGGACAGCCAGCCGCACCAACCGACCCTTACGGGTCGGGATGGGACGAGCCGGAAGATCCCACGGCGCAGCGGATCTCACAGTTGGAAAATCGTTTAGAGCAGCAGGATCGTTTGCATAGACAACAACAACTAGAGAAGCAGGTTCAAGACTTACGCGGACAATACGGCGACTTCGATTCTGACGAACTTTACCAGCACGCTTTAAGCCACCGGATTGGAAATCTGGAAGCCGCCTTGACGCACATGCGTTACGGCGATGTGGCCTCTAGGGCGGAAAAGTTGGAAAAGGAACAGGAACGTACAGAAGCCAAACGTGGCGCCAGCGTGGTAGAACCCTCGGGTTCCAAGCAGGCTGGCTCCTCCACAAGTTCAACGAGTCCAGCCGCCACTTCGCTTCGTGAAGCGTTTGCGGCGGCAAAAAAAGAACACGCTTCGTAAACATAAAGTGAGGTGACAGATTATGGCGGGTAACGCCGATTTTGACGAGATTCTGTCTACCACCCTCAAAAATTATATCCCGAAACTGACTGACAACATTTTCAGCGCGCGACCATTGTTCTATGCGTTGACAAACGGCCAGACGATTCGGCGTATCTCGGGTGGTGCGAATATCGTCGTACCGATCATTTACGGTACAAACTCAACCGCTGGCTCATACAGTGGTACAGATACTATAGCCGTGACGGCTCAGACCGGTATTAGTGCCGCTGAGTATTCATGGGGCCAGTATGCTGCCACGGTTACAATCAGCGGTATTGAGGAAGCCAAGAACAACGGTGAGGCACAGATCATTGATCTGCTGGAAGGCAAGATTTTCCAGACGCAGGAAACCGTTATCGAAAACATGAACACCATGTTTTGGGCAGATGGAAGTGGCAACGGAGGCAAGGACTGGAACGGGCTGGCGAACATTGTCGGTGGCACGGGCGTGACCCTTGGTGGAATCGATCCGCTTGGCGCTGGCAACTCGTGGTGGAAGTCCACTGAAGTCAACCTTGCTGGTGCACTCACTGTGGCTAGCATGGCTAACGTATATAACACCATTTCGGTTGGTAACGACCAGCCGACTATCATCATGACCACGCAGACTTTGTACGAGAAGTACGAGGCACTATTGGAGAGCCAGATTCGGTACACGGATACCGACATGGCCGACGGCGGGTTCCAGAACCTTCTGTTCAAGGGTGCACCCGTAACCTTCGATGACGCTGCTGCCTCTGGTCAGGTAATATTCCTCAACACCAAGTACCTACAGTTGGTGGCTCATAGCGATGTCTGGTTTAAGCCGACACCGTTCGTGCGGCCCACCAATCAGGACGCTGTGTTCTCACAGTTGCTTTGTTACGGCCAGTTGACATGCAGTAACCGTGCACGTCAGGGCTTCATGTATGGGGTTACCTGATCCTGATGGGACGAGGATTCGCTGACGCTCACAAGGTTGGCTCGCGCCCGTACGGGCAGCCCGCTGGCGACAATTTTCGGGATTCGACACCACGGCCTCAAACCGTGGGATTCTCCCGCAACATCCAGCAAGTCAACCCAATGGGCAGCGAACCCGTTGTTCCAGAAGTGGTCAAGTGCAGTTCGCTGACCCGCGCCGGGGCACCCTGTAAGGGGCGTCCTGTCGCGGGCAGCGACCTGTGCGTCTTTCACACAACATAAGGCCGTTTCGTGCAACTAACCGACATGCGCGACTATGTGCGAAACATAGTTGACATCACCGTAAACGACATTGCCGACACGACAATGAACACGTTTCTGCGTGAAGGCTACGACGTTATCGTCTACTCGGAAAAACGTTGGCCGTTCTACGAAACCGCCCTGACCTTCGACACGGTTGCATCGCAAAAAGATTATTCGATGACCGAAATCGCCGTCAACCAAAGTTTCGTACACGACGGCGTAACATTCTCCGGTGTTGCCGCCCCGTCCAACGTCGGGCTGCGAGAAATCGCCGCGTTAAAAACCGACAATCATGTTCTAGAATACATCGGCTACGACGTAGGTGACGTAATCTACCCGTTGGATTCCAACACCACCGGGCGTCCTTGGTACTGGTCGATGTGGAGCGCCGGGTCAAGCGCATCCGCCGGAGTAAGCAACCAGACGATCCGCCTGTACCCCACCCCCGGCGAAGTGCAAACCATTTCAGTACGCGCCTACCGCAACCCGGTCGATTTCGCCGGGAACAGCCCCGTTTACCGTACAGCGGTAGCCGCCGCAGACACCCCCGACCTGCCAGAACCATTCAACAGCGTTCTAGCCCTATACGCCATATACCGGTCGTACCAGCAGCAAGAAGACGCTGCGATGGGGCAACAGTATTACGCACAGTTCATTCAGGAACTAGAAAACTTGCGGGCACGCTTTGAAGATGTCCCCGCCGCACAACCCCTCATTCTCAACAGTATGCGAGCGTCCCGTTGGATGGGTCAATCCTATTTGCCGAACCGCCTACGCTACTCTTGGGAACTGTAACCAATGGGTGCCACGCTACAAGCGATATCTGCGCCCTCAGCGCAAGCCTACCGGTACGACGAAAAATCTGAGTTCACCGGCGGCCTCAACCTTCGCGCCGACCAATTCAACCTTGCCCCCAACGAATCCCCGGCGCTACTAAACGTCGAAGTGGACCCGCGTGGTGGTGTCAGACGCCGCGACGCCATAACAAAAATCAACGCCACAGCGTTAACAGACCAGATCATTTCACTGTTCACCCACTATGCACCAAACCTGAACCAAATATTTGCCAGCGTAAACCCTGCCGCCGCCGCATCC